GTTGAACATGCGGGGAAACTCGCAGACTTCAATTAGTACAGTCAGCGGCTCCCTGACTGGCAATGTGTTCCGTTCCTCAAGCCACAAGGCTATCGGAGGAAACCCGGGGTCTGTTGGTCACTCGAGGAGTCACCATCAGACTGAGGCACACGCGAGGAGACACGCGTGCCGGGGTCCAGTCACTGGTTCCGACATTTTGGAATCTTTGGCTTCTGTCGTTCCACCAACCGTAACTGCTCGGTTGGATTCCTTGGATGCTAGGTCTAAGGTTTGGGCCACTGCCCTCTTGCGTGCAATGGTGTTGGTCCATCCTAAGACCCTTCCACGGCTTTTGGAGAGGGGACCGGCTCCTGGGTGTTCTCAGGATGCCACGGCTCTTCGTGTCCTTGGTCGCATAGTTTTGAGGTTTTGCAAAGAACCCAAGATTATCGCTAATGCCTGGCGCAAGGCAGCTTTGGATCCGCTAGAGTCAGATGAGGTCTTACCCATGCGTGGCAGCCTTAGCTTGAAGCAGTTTACGACTGTGAATAGAAGAGTTGCCCTCTTCCAGCTCTCTCGAGTTGGGAGAGCAGGCCCGTACCCTTCGTGGGACAAGGTGACTGGCGCGCTCCGACAACACCAGCTTGACATGCAGCGAGATTACAAACCTCCTCGGGAGGCTCGCGTCAAGCTTATTCGGTTTGCTGCACGATGGGCTCATGGCAAGACCATGCCCGGGATCAGAGCCGTCTACGGTACCGCAGGTGGTTTGTCAACCCCCCGCGCCCGCGGTGGTTGGAGGGTAGGCGTGCGCAAGGCCGTAATCGACCTTAGCAATCGCTCCTTCGATAAAGCTGGAATATTATCGTTCAGTGAGCGTATCAAGGGTTTCACATTTCCCTTTACTCCGTATGAGGAGGGAGATTGGCACCGGAACTTGGTCGATGCTCATGGGAAAGACTTAGAGTTCGGCAATGGGGCCCAATTACTCTTTCCTTGGAGGAAGGAGTACTTTGAAGCCTGCTCCATAACTGAGCATGACTATATGTTGCACCAACGTCCGCATCTGCTGGCAATCGCTGCATGTGTAGATCAGGTTCTAGATGGACTTGTCGACCAACCAGACAAACTCGACAGAGTTGGCTGTGTCGTGATCCTGGAGAAATCCGAGAAGGTACGTATTGTGACACCTAATGAGGATGTCGTAGCCTTCGTTGGGTCATGTTTTAATGGCTGGCTTTTGGACTTGCTAAAGCAAGATCCGCGGGTAGACCCTTTCGAGGAGCCTAAGACAGTTTCTCCTGCGGGAGTTGCTGTGCCTGAGGGCTTCGTCTTAAGATCAGTCGACCTGGTTCGAGCCTCAGACCAAATCAGTGGCTACGATCACCTAGGGATCCTGAAAGGGGTCCTATCAGGTCTTAATATCCCACACGATTCGGTCTTTGGACGCACGCTTCTTTTCTTCGCGCGGGCTGTAATGGTCACCGGGAAGTTCCCTAATGGTGAAGCGTTTACCTTTCCAACACGTGGCCAACCGGCCATGGGTCGAGGACCCACGTGGCCTGCGCTGTCCATCTATACACTGTGGTGTACACTGGCGGCCAGCCCGATCCTTAACCGAGTTGTTGGGGATGATGCTTTGTTTGCATCATCGGAGCAAGGCTCTAAGGCATTCAATGAGAGGCTGAAGCTCCATGGGGGCGAGGTCAATGACCTCAAGGACGTCGAGTCCACCTGTGGCGGCACACTCGTTGAGCGTTGTTGTCTACTAAACCAAGAGAGAAAGATCGAATGGCACGATGCGATCTCCGTTGCTAACCTTGACGGCAACCCAAAAGTCATGCCGGGGGGGGAGTGTCTCCCGCGGTGGATGGCTGGGCCATCGATTAAGTATGCACCAGGGGTCGAATACATCTGTGAGAAGACTTTCTGCGGCGAGTTCGCTGAATTTCGCCGGGTTGGTTTAGATCCTTTCCTACCACGAGAATTTGGGGGCCCAGGCTTCCCGTGCAGCTCGAAGCGGCTGGTCAAGGCAATTCGTTCCCTTCGGCCCCAATGGGTTAGGGCACTTAGAGTCGCGATCAGCCAAGGGCAAGCGGGGCTACGGGTCCTTCTAAGTCTGCAGACACCGTGGAAGATGTCGCGCTCTTCTATGGCAAAGAGTATCGAAGACCGATTACTCGCAGAGATTCTCGATGAACAGAACAATAAAGAAGAAATGGGTGAGAAACTTTGGTCGGGGTCTACCGAGACCGGGCTGACCATTACTGAATTCTCTAGGAGAGTCGAGGCGCAACTCGTTGCGGCTAAGGCGATCTGGGACGGGTTTGGTGATGCAACGCTGGTTCGGCCGTCAATTTCTCAAGTTGCTCAGCAGATCGGAATCGCGGTCCGAGAAGCAAACTGGCTTGTCCCTAAGAGCCGGTTGAGTGACAAGGTAGTCAACATGCATGAGGGGTTGATGAAGTACCTCATGGAGCTAAGGCTGGGGTTCTTCCGCATGCCTCAGCGCTACCGTACAAGCCCACCACTTGGAACGACAATGGGGTACCAGCACCATACTGGCGCTGGCCCTGACTTCTCCAAGGATCCTGCAGAGGCCTGGGTTCGTCCCGCTATGCAGCCCGTTTCGCTGCGGGAGCCTCCCATGCTGGGAGGTGGTAGGATCAGGCAACTGGGACTACTGCCGATTGGGACCAACATGGGGATGGAACCCCGGTTCGGATGGAAATGGCGAGTCGGGACGAGCTCTAACGTACCCGCTGATCCCCCCGGTAGGGCGCGAGATCTAGCTTATGACCTGATGGACGGGGATTTGTCCGATTAAGGCTGCGATGCCGAGAAGTTTGGGGCCAGGCCGCTGGGTGGCACTGGTAGGGGTGCTCCGGCTAACGTTAGGCGTTCCCGGCGGACGAGCAAGCGGCTCAGAGATTGAACCACTTACCCGACTTGCGATCCG